ACATGATCTTTCCATGTAGTAGTACCATCTACATTATCGTGGTACTGCATGTCGAGCTGGTCACCCAAATCACCGTAAGACTTTTTTCTTGCAGCTCTTGCAGCGTTTTGTCTTTCAGACAAATCAGCAGCAGAGTCCACAGCGTTCAGTTGCTCATCAGTAGGTTGCGCTACACCAGAAACATTCCATTCCTTAATGTAAGGGCCTTGACCGTTTGAGTCATCCTGAAGCAAAACGTCCTCTAAAAAATCAACTTCTGCTACGCCGTTATTAGCGCAATATTGTCTGATCTTGCTTGATAGTGATGCCATAGTTTTTTCCTCCTTATTTATATTTAACACATATGTGTCAAAATTCTAGTTAATTTTGTTATTCTCCAATTCTATATCCATACATAAAACCTGTTGGTTCTCCACCACCACTATCTCTAAAATTAACAGCACCTCCACTTTCTTGTCTGCAATATAATTCTAAATAATCTCCAACAGAAAGAGGTATAATTTTAGATGCACTATTATTTTCGTAATGTTCTTGTCTAATATTAGATGATAATATTCCACTTCCATTTTTATAAATTTTTACAATACAATTATTAAAATCTCCTGCTGTTTCCCAATTTCCAGAAAGACCAATATGCCATGTTCCACCTTTACCACTAGGCACTGTATAACGATAGTTCGTACTTGCATCGAAATTAGAATTTGAAATTATTGCACTAGCTAAAGCTACTTTTGTCCAAGTTGCATCTGAAATCGATTGACTACTAGCAACTGTATAATTAAAAAATTCATCAGCAGCAAAACCTGCACCAGTTACAGTTCCTGTAAATGCAAAAGTATCTGCAAGGTTGATTGATTCTGATTGTATTTTACTTATTGCCATAATTTATCTCCTATGATGAAACTTTAAATCCTTGAAAACTTATATTTGTTATTCCATTAGTATTACCAACATTTATATAACCATACATTTCTATATAATCTGATGCAGATAAATTTACTAAAATATTTTGTTGAGTAGAAAAATAAGATGATCCATGAGATTCAGTAACCCAATCATTCAAAGCAGAACCATTTTTATAAAATTTTAAAAAAGCACTTCCACTATCATTTTCCATTCTATAAATTGAACTAAAAAAATAAACTCCTGCTTCTCCTGATGGCACTACAAATTTTGAATTACTTGCGTCATAAGCAGAGCCATTATCAAATCTTTCTGTAGTAACAGCAATTTTAGTCCATGTTGTGTTTGATAAAGCTGGGTTTCCACCTACAGCATGAAAGTTTGGAGAGTTAGTTTCACCTACACCAGATACAAAGTTTGCTCTAGTCATTTTTCTTAATGCTCCAGCAGATGTATCATGAATTAATACAGTATCATCTGTAGCAATAGAAGTTTCAGCAGTTTGACCAGTAATTACAGATGCTGCTACTTGTGAGTTTCCAACAGAACCATCAGGTGCATTTACTGTTTGTTTTGCTTGTCCGAGATACACACAATACATATCATCACCACTAGCAGTAGCAGATGTTAATGTTAATGTAGTACCACTAGCAGTATATGCTGCTGTAGGTTCTTGTCTTACAAAGTTTATAAAAAGTGCTAATTCATTTTCATTAGTAACTGCGTTATCCAATGTATACGAAGTAGTTGCACTTGTAGTAAAGTCTTGCTTTGCAAAACTAATAAAACTATCTGCTGGTTCTTTACCAATATAAGCCATCTTACGTTATCTCCATTATAGACAAAGTTGCATCAATCTTAGCTGATACAGAACAATCAATCTTCAACACATCAGTTGTTTGCATAACGTATTTACCACCAGATAAAATCTCAAGTGAGCTACCTGCAGGAATACTTGCATCTTTTACAACTGTTACGTTTTCATTCGTTTCAGTATCAGAAGTATCAGATTCAATTTTTACTGTTGCTGTTACTGCTGATGTATGAACATTACAAAGTGTAAGTCCTACAACTACAGTTGTTGTTGAAGAAGGAACTGTATACAAAGTCAAAGCTGTACCAGCACTTGCTGGCATTGCTGCATTTGTTTTTACTTTAAAAGTATTTGCCATTTATTTCCTCCTGTTTAGCCTAACGCAATTGCTAGAGCTGTTGGGTCGTCTGTTGTAAACCCTTGATTAGTCATTAATGTAACAACTCTAGATAAAGCTGCTTTTCTGTTAGTGCCACCTGCACCATCATCTACAATAATAAGATCAGATGTAGTTAAATCTGCACCTATATCAGTACCACCATCTATATCAATAGCTGCTACAGGTAATGTTCCTGTATCTCCAGTACCAATTAATGTTCCTGTTGATGTGGGTAAAGTTAAAACCGCAGAACTTCCTGCTGAGTGTGCAGGACCTTTTAATTGAACTCCATGAGAATTTTGTTCACAATTAAATTGAATTGTACCTGGATTATCATTACCTTTAACTGTTACATGTCCACTTCCATTTGGTGTTAAATTAATATCTCCATTAGATACTGATAAAATATCAGAAATAACTGGTGATGTTAAAGTTTTGTTTGTAAGTGTTTGTGTACCAGTAAGAGTTACATCACCAACATTAGCTGGTTGTACTACTGTAAATGTAATAGTATCAGATCCTAATGATGCATCAGAATCAGTAGTACATAAAAACATTTTTTCTGCATTAACTGATCCTTCTTGGATTATAACTAATTGTCCTGCTAGTTCTCCAATAGCATCAAAGTCTGTATCTCTAGATGCAGTGCCTGAAGCTACTACTGTATAAATACCATTTTGTGATCCTGTAGATTGATCTTTAACTAATACTCTGTCTCCAGTAGCAAGAGTTATACCATCTAAAGAATCACCATTTTGTAAATCTGATGATAATGTTACGTTTCCTGTAGTTGCAGCTCTGCAAATAATTCTAGTTTTAAGTCCAGCAACAAGATCATCTACATATGTTTTTGTAGCTGCATCTGATCCAGATGAAGGTGCTCCTAATCCAGTAATAGATCCACCAGATATAGAAACACTATTTGCTGCTTGTGTAGATATTGTTCCAAGTCCAAGAGATGATCTAGCAGTTGATCCTGTTTCTGCTACCCATGTAGAACCACTACCAACAATAAAATTACCATCTGTTGTTGCAAGATTTCCAATAGCTGTAAGGTTTGCATTTGATGCACCTTTAGCATCTAGTTGTGTTTGTATGTTTGAACTTACACCATTTAGATATCCAAACTCTGTATTAGAAATTGTACCATCATGAATTTTTGTAGCATCAATAGCAGCACTAGCATTAATGTCTGCATTAACAATAGCACCATCATTTATTTTTGCTGATGTAATTGCACTATCTGCTATTTTTGCAGTAGTAACTTGGCTATCTGCTATATGTGCAGTATCAATAGATCCATCTGTGTAGTGTTCACTATTAATAGCATCATCAGCAATTTTAGCACCAGTAATAGCATCTGCTGCAATCTTTGCAGTTGTAACATTTGCATCTGTAATTTTAGCTGTAGTTATTTGTGCATCTGCAATATGAGCTGTATCTATTGAACCATCTACATAATGTTCTGAGTCTATACTATCATCTGCTATCTTAGCATTTGTTACAGCGTCAGCTGCAATCTTTGCTGTAGATACAGAACTAGATTTTAAATTAGCTGCATCAATAACATCTTCAGGAATAGAATCATTTGTTTTAGAAAGAACACCTACATAAATTGTAAGAGACTCACTAGACAATGATCCACTATCCCAAGTAACATTTACTGTTGTGTTTGTAGAAAATGACGAACTAGCTATCGTTCCAACGATTGTTCCAGTAGATGAACCTACTGCTTTAATTCTTCTTCCTGCGTGATAAAAAGCTGTTACATTTGAACCAGCAATTGTAAATGAAGTTGCACTAGCATATGCTGCTGTAAATGATCCATCTCCATCACCATAGATAACCCATTGGCTATCATTATAAAATTCTCTTATTTCTGCTGCTAATCCTCTAAAAGCATTATTTATGTTAGAAGGTAGCATACCTTCTGCTACACTAATACTTCCTACTGTTGTGTTGTTAGCTGCTGTTGTTGAATAATCTTTTATTCCCATTTATTCCCCCATAAACCAAGCAAAAGCTTTGTTGTTTTCATTATTTTTTTCATTTATTAATGCATTGATAGCTTCCTCAATTTGTCTTTGAAAAAACTCTTGAGTCTCAAATGAATATCTTACATTATCTATGTCTGTACTATCTGTCATCTTAATCCTGATCTAGATGCAACAAGATCTATTCCTTGTGCATTTGTCCATACTACACCACTTGGTGTTTTAACATTTACTTTTACATATCTTCCAGATTGTCTTACAGGATTCATACCTGAACTATTCATACTAGAAGATGATGAAGTTGTAACACTATTAGCTAATCTGTCTCTTGTTTTTAAAGTGACTGTAGCTGTAGCATCTACAATAGGTCTTATTCCTTGTATACTAGCTCTGTGATTAGGAAATATTTCTAACTCAGCTGTTTCTATTTCACCTTCATTTCCTGTACCAGAAAAGATAGCTGCTTTGTAATCACTATCTACTGCACCTAAGAATAACTGACCACCATTCCAAAAATCTGTATCTAATGCTATATTAATTGCATCTAAGTTTTCAGATATAATATCCATAAGCTCTACAGTATATGCACCTACAAACTGTGTAAAGATTGTACTAGCATTAGCTTCTGCTAAAGACCATTTTTTAGTAGCATAATTGTAGATAATAATTCTATCACAAATACCAGTAGTATTGGTAGTATTATTAACGCTTGGGTACAACCATAAAGCCAATTGATTAAATGGATCTACAGCTGCACAGATTCTATCTGTATATGCTTTATTTAAATTAGCATCAAAAAATCTATTAACTTTTTCTGCACCAATAGGTGATATATTATCACCATTTAATTCATAAAATCCATCATCTGCATAGAAAAATACACGTCTATTATCTTGACATACTGTTCTTCCATATACAGCACCTCTATTTGGAGATATAACTGATAGTCTAAATACAACTGAACCACCAACATAGTCCATACGAACTATTTGATTTTGTCTAAATACATATCCAATCTCTCCAGATGTAATAGCAACTATTTCACCACCTGATCCTGGTAAATCTTGAAAGTCAGCTTGTTTACTATTCCATACAGTAATATCATTAATACCTGACCATTGTATTCTGTTTTGATTTGATGATTGATTACCTGTAACTAAAAAATCTCGAACAACTCCTGATACTCTAAAATTAGGTGTAGTTCCTGATGTTTGTATTGCACTAAGATTAGCAAAATTAGTTGAAGTACCCATTAAGTAATATTGTGGTGCATCTACTCCATTACTTGCAATTACATAATTTCCAAACTGTGTAAATGTCC